GCAACAGAATTGCTAAAGTCAACGGGGCCGCTAAACGTACCGCCAACAAGCGGCATAGCATCAGACCCATTGAACAAGCGGTAAACAGTAACAACCACACTGTCGCTTGCTGAGAGTGCGGTAAGGTTGTCAATGGTGTTGGCTGTGTTTGTGTCGTAGTCAGTGCCAGCCGTTAGCAACGTGCCATTCAGATGCACAGTCAGGTTTGCGCCAGACGAAAATGCTAGGATTGAACCGCCATTGTCTGCACCAGAAATGCTAGTCTCACCGCCAGCAGCCGTGTAAGTGTAGACTTGGTTGTTAGCAGTATTTGCGTCAGCACCAATGTACCGCATCAGGTTATCTCCATCACACTCAATGTCGCATCAATCTTGGCAGATACGCTGCAATCAATTTTAATAACATCACTTTCTTGCAAAATATATTTATTGCCAGACATGGTTTCTAAAGATGAACCAACCAAAATAGGAACGTCTTTGACAACGCTGACTGTCTCGTTGGTTTCAACGTCAACAGTTGTAGACACAATTTGCACTGTGGCTGTGACTGAGGTTGTGTGAATGTTTGCCAGTGTCAAGCCAACAACTACGGCAGTAGTTGAAGCTGGAACTGTGTAAAGTGTGTCAGGCGTACCAGCACTGGCTGGCATAGCCCCATTAGTTTTTAGTTTGAAGGTATTAGCCATTTGTTTATCCCAATACTATTGCCAATTTGGTTGCCGAATCTTCTATCAACACTGTTTGAATTGTAGAAACATCAATAAACAATGTGTAATAAGATGAGTTTACGTTTGCTGTTAATGGCAACACGCCAGAAGATGTGTGAACAGTATTTATAATATAAATATTGTTATCAGTTGTATCGGTAACTGTGTCGCCATTCGAGTATGTTGTGCCAGCAGACCATGCGCCTTTGTAGTTACCAGCATTAGTAGTAACAATAGGAGCACCAGTAGAATCAAAAGACAAAAACTTTCCAGACCTGTCAGCCGCTTTTGGCAAAACAAGAGAAAGAGCAGCAGAAGGGTCTGAATCAGTAAGCCTAATAGTTCTGCTTAATTGTGTTTCAAGTTCTTGCTTAATTGCAAAAGCTTTGTCTAGCTCAGTATTCAGTGCATTAATATTAAACGGACCTGATGTTGGAAAGTCCGTGACTCTCTCAATAGGTATGTCTCTAAATATTGTGTAGGTAGTGTCAACCGCTGCATCTGTATCATGCAACTTAATATTACCACCAGAAAAACCATCATCAACGGCTTGACCAGTAACTGTAAAAGTTCCTGTTCCAGTACCTCTAGTAAGAATTGTGTCTACACCAGAAGACGTTGTTCTAATTACGTTAATTTCATCAACGTTAAAAAACGGAAAATCAATAGTAAGCTCCGTAGCCGCAGGACTAGGATCATTATCTATTCCGTTAACTGCTTGAGTGTATTGAACTCTAGCGTCATTATCTGCAATTGATATAGTAGCCATAATATCCCCTTATACTCTGTTGGCTTATCCTATTAAATTCACATAGTTACTATTTGTTTTGACCATAAGCCCAGTCAAAAAACGGATCACCAACAGGATGATTTCCAAATGGCTGCAAAAACCTAAGGCTATCAGCAGTCTTTTGATCTGCTTGCCCTGTTATAACATCTGTCATAATACCAGCAAGATTTGTTATATTACCAGCAGTAGGGCCTAGTGTAGCACTTAGCTTTGCACCTGTAGGCATAGGATATGAACGCTGATCTGTTAAAGATGGGCGTAATCCAAGACGATTGTTACTAAGCTTTTCTACAGCATTATTTACATCCATAAAGTAACCAGTAATACCGCTACGATCTATTGCATTGATAAGCTTTTCATCAAATGTCTCTTTGCGATCAATACCATACTGTTTGCGCTTTAACTCATTAACCATTGCGCCAAGACCTACAAGAAGAAATGCGCCTTGCCAAAAAGCACCATCACGCTCTTGTAAACCAGAAGTAAGCATACGAACATTAGATGCCTGACCATATGACTTAAACTGAGTAATCAACGAGCCAAACTCTGTTGATGTCCATAAAGCTCTATCACCAGCCCCAGGAGTAATAATAATACGCTCAACATTCTGATTTAATGCGTTCCTAAAAGTTAAACGCATAGTTGGATCAGTCCAAGAATCAGTATTAGGCATCCACTCGCCATCAAACTGTTCACCATGCTGACGTATCTGTTGCTGCATACGCATATGAGCTTGCTGATCTATGCCATTCTTTAAGAACTTTTCTTTGTCAGATCTGCTTAGTCTTTCCCAAGGCTTCATTATACCTTCTGTCATACGAAGCATTGTAACGTTTCCAGCAAATTCCTTTAAAGTCTGGTTCCAGATATTAAGGCCATTAAGCAAAAACATTACGCCAGTGCTTGCGTTTAACACACGTTCTACAGCAAACCTGTTTCCAAAAACGTCACCAAGATCCGCAAAAGCATGTGCTCTTAAACCAAGAACAGCGTCAGCAGCAACAGCAGCTTTTCTAAGTTCGTTCTTAGATAACCTGTTTATCTGAGTAGATTGCCTTCCAAAATGAACTTTAAGGCCCTTGCCATAAGCTTGCTCAAATCCCTCAACCATAACAATTCTTGCAACATCGGGTATTGATGACACCATCGCACCGCCCATGCCAACAAGAACATTAAATGATTTCATTGTTCTCACAAAACGACTGCTCATAGCATGTGGGTCTTTAGATGCTCCATATGTGCCACGCAATCTGTCACGCAAACCACGAATGTCTCGAAGATCATCGGTTAGCTGCTTTCTTAATGCTTGCTTTTCTGTAATATCAGCAGCTTCGTCAATTAAACGATTATATTCTGAGGTAACATTATCAATGACATTTCTCATATCAATGTCGCCAAAACGTCTGGCAATTTCAATGTCCATGCCCATTGTGCGAGTGTGATGCCGCAGCAAAACCTCAACGTCACTCTCAAGAAAGTCTTCTATAAGCTCATCTGGTATTTCAAAAGTACGCATCTTTGAGCTAGACGGAGATAACAAGTCATCAAGATCTCCTGTGTTAACATCAAGATATGGCTTGCTCTTTGTCACCGAATCAAAAATTTCATCAGCAACAGACTGAGCTTCTTCTCTGCTAAGACCCTTTGTTTCAATAAGCCAAGAACGAACTATTGAAACAAATGCTTGCGGATCTTTCATTATACGATCAACACGGTACAACCTTGGCAAGTAGCTTGCAGCTGTGTTTACAGATACGCCTTGGCTTTGTACCTGTCTTAGTTTTGCGGTCAAACGCCTTACCATAGCCTCATCGCCAGAAGCTCTTGCGTTGTCTATTGCTTTCTGGATTTCTTTTTGAAACAGACCAACTTCTTCCGCTTCTTTCTTAATAAGATTAAATTGCTTTCTTGCAGCAACAGCAGCTTGAGTAACAAATGGTGAAGCAGCATCGCCAATCTCATCAAGATCTCCACGACGCATTGCTTTGCCAATACGAACTCTAAAGTCAACTTCAGATAAATACTCTGATGTTCTAGAAAACTTGTCCTTAACCTGAGAGCCAAGTATTTGAAAAGACCTTACAATATCGCTATCGCTTGCAACTTTCCCACGATAGGAAAGGTAAGCTTCATCGCTTTTTCTAACGGCTTCCAAAAGCTCTGATAAATAACGAGTTCTAAATGTTGTTTCTACAGACTGCCCCATAGCAAGTTCCTCATCAACTCGCTTTGTCATGATGCCGCCCATGTCAACCATTTCACCAGCAAGCCCCCTAACTATAGGATTATTGCTTTTTAGCATACGAAACACAGGATTCCATCCAAGCTTCTCTAGCTTAACGCCTGTTTCTTTTGCAGCATCACGTTCCATGGTTGCGTAAGCTGTCTGCCTCGCTCTTTCTGGTGATACCGATGCACCAGCAGATTCATAGACATTTTCTGTATACTTGGCTTCATAAGAAGCTTCTCTTGCTGCTCTTCGCTTAGAGATTGATTTACCAACATATTTTCCAAAAGCAGCGTTTGCAGTACCGCCAATAAGAGAAGCCAAACTTAGTGCAACAACACTGTCAGTTAAGGTTCTGTCTTCTCTTGCTGCATTTAAAACTAACTGCTCAGGAGCTACAGCTGCCGCACTAAAAGCAGCACCGCCTATAAAACGTTTAGGAAGCGAGCTTGCTTGCATATAGCGAAGAGGAGCCATAGGAGCCAATGTAGATGGAGCTAGTAAAGAAGCAGTTAAGCTAGCAACACCTGAATCGGAAGAAGACAAAATATCCTGATCGTAACGTTCCTTTTGAAGATTATCTACAATCCTATCAATCTCTTGAGAGCTTTTGGCATGCATAGCTCTCCAACGAAGCTCAGGCATTTCCTCAACTCTTGGATCCATAGCTGGGTCAAATCCCGGCTCTTCATAATCATCAACAGTAAGATCCATAATGTAGTCACGAAGCGCAACAACAGGATTGTACTGGCGCATTGCTGCTGCCCATATCTGAGATGAGTTTTCATTGAAGTACAATGGACTAGCTTCGCCAAATTCGTTCTTACGAAGAGTCTCAGCAACAGGCCCAACTTCATCAATATCACGACGTATAATCTCGGATATATTAGCTGGATCATAGCTAGTTGCTGGCTTTTCTTCAGGCAGTATGCCTTTAGGGCTTAGAGGAACGTCAGGCTCTTGATTAAGCTTTAGGGAAGGCTCTTTGCCCATCCACCAATCAGGAACCTTAATTTCAGAATATGGCGACTCTATTTTAGTCTTTTTTTTTGATTCATAATACTGTGCTTCGCTTCTGCGACGAGTTGAGTATCTGTCTCCAAAATCATTTAAGTTGGAAACAGCAGACTCCCAGTCACCAGATGTAACTTGATTCCAGAAGTTAGGAGTTCTTGACTCAAGATCACCATACTGGAAAGCAACCGAAGCAATTACAGTGGCTTCATTCATAGGCAGATCATCAAAGGACTTGCCTGTTTTCTCTTGCCACTTTTGCTTTAACTTAGAGAGTTCTTTGCCTTTAACAAACTCATTAATAGTTCTTGCCTGATCTTCATTAATGTTTAATTGGCTAGCAATTTCTGAAGCAGAAGCACCCTTAACACCCAAATAAGGTGTCAAGGTTTCAATAATATCATTAGGCAAACCCTCTAAATCAGAAAGGTTTCTTGCCCCAAGGTCAAAGCCACTGGCAATCGTAACGCCAGAGTCAGAGTTTTCTGCATCAGGAACATAACCTTTTGTCTTAAAGCCTTCTTTGCTTAGAATAAAGTCCCAGTCAATATTACTCACTTAAACTCTCCTGCAAGGCTTGGTTGAACAGTTTCTCGCTTGCAAAATCACCATTAAGCCAAGCACGAAGAACTTTAACATCATCTGCATCTACTTTTGGATCAATTACATAAGACTTTCCTGTTAACCAACCAGCAACAGGTTTAGCAGCATTAAGCGCATTAGTGAGAAGCTCCATTGCACCAATAAACTTCTGAGGCTCATTAAGACCAATCAGATTCGCATCATCATTATAGTCATTAAGAATATCTTGATGAACCCTTTCCAGCACAGAAGGCTTTATAACACCAGCATGGCTTAAAAAGTTTTTCAGTGTGCTATTCTTGACTCTGTTAACAGCTGTCTGCATAACGCCATAATCCAGAGACTTTTTATAATCATAATGAAATCCGCTAAGAATCTTTGTGTTAACACCTTCTTCGGATTCAATATAAACGCTATAAGTCTGTTCAGCACCGTAGAATTCATCAGGATAAACCTTGATAACACCTTCATCATTCTCAATCATATCTCTGATACGCTGATCCAAAACAACATCAGGACGTAAGGCTTGTCTGCGGATTTCTCTAAAGAATGAACCTTCAACTCCACCCGGAACAATTTGAGCATTAGCACCAAGACTTGCAGAAGCTTGCTTATACCAAGTGTTTATTCCAATACTAGGAGTTCCATCTTCATCAAAGTTAATGCCTAGATTTCCAGCAATGTTTACAATTGCTTCCCTTGTTGCAAATTGAACATTTTTTTCATTAAACTCATATTGACTTTTAATCATAATAGAAGGGACAGCCACCCTTAAGTACTCAGAAAGACGAGCATCATTAATAATAATATCTGTTTCATCAAAAGATTTACCTTGAGGCCCAGACTCAAGAAGCTGGTCTATAACAAACAATGCTCTTGGATCTCTTTCGCTTTCCCAAAAGGTGTTATTAAGCAAAGTTTCAACAACAGCAGAGCCTTCTATTGCCTTACCAATATTTGAGTTAATAACAGTAGTAATGTCTTTGCCAAAAACAGATTTGAAGCTATTTTCAATTCTACCACCATTAGTAACTTTTGATTTGCCAGCAATCCAATCTTGCCAACCTTTAAAAGAAAGGGTTCTTGCAATAGCATAGTCAGAAGGATTAATCCCGCTTTTAGTAAGCATTGATTCAACAATCAAAGATGGAGATCCTGTTGTGCCTTTTCCAGAAAGTGAATCAAAAAGACTTTTGTATAATTTGTTAAATAGCTGAATAGAAACATCAAATGATCTCTCATCAGATATAGAATTATACATACTGTTCATTGCGCTAACCATTTCT